TTCCTTAAAATAAACATCACGTTCTTTCATTCCAAGAAACCATCCTTTACTTTGATCAGATAACACACGAACAAAGGCGTAGTAATCACAGTCTTGCTTTCTAGTTAGGTTGGCAATGCTACAGTCATATTTTGCCAAAGGTTTCACTGTAGTTTTCTTTGTCTTAACATCAATGCGCTTACCATCAATAATAATATCGTAATCCATAGTATTACAATGATTACCACCTAGTACTTCAAGCGCAATGAGTTCGCCAAGAAAACCATACACATTACCCTGTCCTCGTGTAATGCTTCTGTTTAGTATGCCCATATCCTCTGACATTTCATGTGCAGTGTTACGCATATTATTTGTGATAGGTACCTCAATCATGGAAGATTGCGCCAGAAGTAAGAGAAGTTTGGAGTAAACTCTTTCATAGAAGTGTTTGTATATCCAAGCTTTTTCAGTTCTTCATTCAGAACCAGATCAGCTTCCTTACGAGCCTCCATTGCTGCACGAACTCCTGCAAGGCGTTTCTCACGTAGCTTCGTGCGAGCCTCTGTCAGTTCATTAGAAAGTTGTTCTACAGCACTCTGTAGTTCTTCAATAGTAAGATCATCATAGTTAGTCATTAACTTTCTCCATATCCAAATAATTAACAGTCTTCTTGTTCTTTGCTTGAGAAACTCTAGATGGCTCCTCTAAGATTGCACCATTCCAACAGTCTCTTCGAAAGGAACAGAAACTACATTGCCGAGACAGAGTATAGTTACCTGTTGCTTTACCTCTAAAAGTTTCAGGTTCTGGTTCAAAGCAACGAACAAACTCATTTCGATTAAGTGTATCTACTGTGTGTTTAAGTTTTGAAATAACCTCGTCAACGTCACTTTCATATGCGACATACTTAAACTGTCCTGACGCTTGGTTTACAACCCACCAACCTCCTGCTGGTACGTTGGCACCCTTGCTATAGACAGCTAACTGCCCAATATAACCGAAAGGATCATCCTTTTCAAGGTTCTTTCCATCAGTAAACTTATTGTTGTAGGACCACGGGCTTGTAGATTTAATGTCATCTACAACTCCATTAACAATAAGATCATACTCACCAGAGATTTCTTCGCTACCGATCTTAGCCTTAACTCTATCGTGTCCTTCGTAAGATACTCCTGATTCTGTTAACAGCCCCTTGAACAAAGCTTCAACCATGTCTCCGAACATCATACGCACTACAAAAGTAGTGGTTAGAGGCTCTGCTTTATCAGGCTTGTTCTTTTGATACCATAGCTGGCAAACAGGTCTGCCTACGTTGGAGGCACGGAGGGTAAAGCCCCCCGTGCTATCCTTACGCTCGCAGAATTGCCTACGTAAAGCTGCTTCAATATCAGAAGTGATCTGCTTAATCGTTTCTTCTGACATCTGCCGCTCCCCATTCGTAACTCCTTCAAGATACGCATGAACAGCAAGTTCTGCTACATTTTCCATAGTAGCTTACGCAACCTCTACATTATCACTAACATCAATGAAGCCCGTGATTGTGTCTTCATCTTCTGTAGTAAGTGTGGTTGTTGCATTACTGTTGTGACGGTCACGAACCCACACATTCTGATTGCGAACCCAATCCTTGAAGTCAGAGAACATCTTCTGATCGTCCTCTGAAATAGAAAGGGTCTTCTGGAAATCAAGGTCAACCACAGGATAGTAAATCATGTTGCCGTTAGGCATCGCATCACCATGCGTGGTTAGTTCCAGCTTGTGCTGTGGAAGCAGACGACGATTGCTAATATACTTATCAAGCGCCTTACCTACTTCACGGAACGCATCCTTGTTATCAATGTCCCAGATGACAGGGGTTGGATCAACAGTGACAGGCTCACCGTCACTATCAAGAGCACCTTCCATCTCTACGATACCAAGCAGAGAGCGTACACGCTTAACTGACATGATCAGTTTCTGCTGGGCATCTGGAAGTTCACCCCAGTTCTTAATGTAACCAGACGGACGACCACAGTTAAAGCCACCATCAGTATCCATAAGATCGTCACGACCAAACTGAGACTGCCCTACCATGACACTCTTAACGAAGCGACCTTTGCGGCCTTGATCATCTGGCTTCATGTAGGGGATGTAGCGAGTGTACGAAAACTGCTGAAGGAACGGGCGGAAACTAATCTTCTCTGCGTAGAGGAAGTTTCCATCACGATCTTCAAGGCGATATGTTCCACCCGGAACTACCTCAACCTGACGGGTCTTACCTTTGACTTCCTCCGTACCCATAATGGACTTGTGCCAAATGCGTAGACGAGAAAGTGTGCTAGAACGGGCTGACTCCGTAGTCCCTACGGTTGTAGATAGGCCCATTGCTTCAGCCATGCTGTCAAAGTTATTGGTGTCTAGCTTAACGATGTTTGACATATATATATTCTCCTGTAAAATTGTCAAAAAGGAATACCATTATACTGATTAGTTCAGTAGTTTCAAGTCATTTCTTGCATCTCCATCCAGTTTTTTCCAACCTTAGTTTCTACTTCAAGAGGAACGTGTAGCTTCATGTTAAACCTACCATAAATTTCTGATGGTAAAGTATCAACTGTGTCATTTATAACACTGAGCACAGCTTTTTCCTCTTGAGGGTACACATCAATCACTGCGTTGTCATGTACACTATTAACTAGAATACTGCGAAGATTTCTCAACCGCATGTTCTTCTCCAATAGGAGTAGTGTAGTCTGTACAATGTCAGTAGCAGCAGACTGTACTGGGTAGTTCTTTACCATTGTGAAACCCGTTATACCACCAGATGGTAGTCGCTTGGCATTTGGAAAAGAAAACTGTCTACCAGAGGGGGTAGTCACGTAGCCTTTCTCCATAACCTCTTTTGCCAGAGAGCCGTGCCACTGAGCAATGCCACGGTATTTCACAAGGAAGTTTTCATAGTACCGTGCTTCGGCAGGTGTTCTACCAAAGCCAGTAGCACCAAACAGAGGAGCAAACGTATGTTCCTTTGCTTGCTGTCTTGTAACAGGCTGCCCAGCCTCAGTGATAACGGAAGCAGTGTAGCTGTGAACATCAAAGTTGTTATTGATTTCATCAGTAGCTGTTTCATCACCACTAAGCTGTGCAGCAACACGAAACTCTAGCTGTGCAAAGTCAGCCTCAATTACAGAGCCACCGTCCCAACGGGAAACAAACACACGCTTGATAGGAAAGGTGTTTCCACGTGGCATGTTGTGAAGGTTAGGTGAGTCCGAAGCCAACCTACCAGTAGATGTTCTGTGCTGTGTCATTCTAACGTGCAGTCTCTTGTCTGACTTAGTGAAGGTATTGATACCATCAACAAAGGCAGATATGTAAGTGTCAAGCGCAGATAACCTACGAACCTTTGAAAGAAAGTCCGTAGCTTCATGCATGTTGTTGCTCATAGCAATCTTTTCCAGATACGTTAGAGTCTTTTTGTCAGTCTTGAATCCATGAGCCGCAACAAAAGATGCAGACCTAACATTAAACTTAAGACCTGCAACCTTCTGTGTATCTACAAAGACGACACCCTTTGTATCACACTCCTTACACCTACGTCTAGCCTTGCCTAAGCTACCATCCTTCTTACGGGCAATGGTATAGCCATGACCAAAACATGCTTTACACTGAAACATAGAAGTCTGATATACAAGATTGCTATTGGCCTTTACAGCAGCATCAACCTTTGGTTTCTTCATGTATCTACTGAAGTGTGTAGGCCATGTGGCTTTATCTTTAGGCTTACGACTGTATATAACAGTGCTAAGTTGTTCTGGAGAGGACAGATTGATAGGAGTATCACCCATTAACTTCTGTACTTGTAGTTTCAGTTCCTCAACTATCGTATCGCGCTCATTCGTAAACTCCTCACGCACTTGCTCAAGAGCAGCACGATCAACGGTAAACCCACGCTGATAGATACGAGTAAGAAGTACACACATCTCGTTAGTCAACTGAAGAATAGGTTCAAGCGAACCGTACTGTTCCTCAAACATCTTACGGCGCAGGTTACTTGCCAGTTCCTGTGTAGTACGAACGTCTTGCATACAATACTGCAACAGTTCATCTTTAGGAATAGCGTCAACTGGTATACCCTTACCTAAGTACTCAGTAAGAGTTGACATCTTCTGATTAGATTGCTGATACCTTTCAGCTACTGCCTCAAGAGACAACGGCTGCTTGACGCCACGCTGTAAAACATAATCAACAAGCATAGTATCAAACACAGGACCATCGTAATTAAAACCACACTCCCACAGCCAGACCAACTCATGCTGTGCATTGTGACAGATAAGAACAGTAGCCCTATCAAGCAACTCTTGTAGTGCAGTGTGATCGTTTGGAGATACAACTTCCGTATGGTTAAACCAAAAGCTGTGCTCTTCTCCTGTGTCTTCCTTAGCACATACAAGGACCAGTGCATTACCCTCAGTGAATGGGTCAAGCAACAGCTTGCCATCAGGCAACTTTTGAGTTGTGTTCTCAAGGTCAATAGTTAGTTTCATGCTTCATACCTAGCTGTTAGCGGATCAAGAACAGTTGTAACCTTTCCATGCCGCCCTGTCAATTTGTTTTTGACAATACACCAGTGACGAGTCCAATCTTCATCCTCTTGCCCATCGAACGTAGGGTTAGTAGTAATACAAACCAAGAGGTCGGCCTCGGATGCCTTGCCTGTTTTTGAACCTTCAAGCATAGACATGTTAGCATTCACTTTACCTTCTGCCTCTGCCGATAGCTGAGACATAGCAAAGATAGCAGTGTTATATTCCTTAGCTACAATACGTAAACGAATGTAGGTAGCCTTAAGCTGCTCGTGCCCAGCCGTAAATGAACCACCGGGCAGAAACTTATCTGCCATATCAGCGATAAGAACATCAGGCTTGTATGCTTTAACTGCACCTTCAAGCCTGTCCATGTCCCATCCTGTAGCATCAGCGATGTACAGATTGTTACGCATGTTACCCAAGCGTTGATCAGCCTTGTCTTTGTTGTTGCGTATGTCATGTAGTGACATGCCACAACATGCAGTAAGATACCTACCTGCAACTCGTGTCGCACGTTCCTCGTTCGCAAGCACCATGACACGAGCACCCTGTGCCAGAAAACCGTTTGGCCCTGCACACAAGCTGGCATGGCTGCTGGTCTTACCTGAGTTAGGTCTGGCTGCTGCAACGATTAGCTGCCCAGCGTTAATGCCGGGAACCATAGCTGCCACAGAGGGAATGTTGATAGTCCATTTGAACTCAAGATCATTCTGTGTAAGCAGATAGTCTATGTCGATAGGCTCGAAGTCAACACGTAGAGTAGGAGTGAAGTTGTCCTCGTGCCTATCAATAAACTCCCTTACATAGTGTAAAGAAGTGTACTCACCATTTGCAATCTTAAACGCCATGTCTGCCAGTTCATCTGCAGACGACTCACGATTAAGCTGCGTTAGTACGTCATGTGCAATCTCCTTAGAAAGAGGAGCCTGCTTTTCAATTCTAGTAAAGATACTGCGATACACATCTTTCTGTGCAGAAGTAAGAGAAGGATGTGCAGCAAAGAACAACGCCTCCAGATCATCATGCCCTAAGTCCTTGCTGTACTTGAACATTGCCTCGTCAAGAGTACGCTTGATTGCCTTAGTTTCTTTTGATCTGAATACAGTCTCCCTTGCAAACACCTTGTTGGTGTCATAGAACTCCTTGTTCAGGAGGGTTTTAATTAATGCTAGTTCCATACTCATTAGTTATCTTCCTCAAGTGATTTATATCCAAAGGCAGTTTGTATTTTAGATCGTCATGCAAGTTCATGGCGTACACATATGGAAAATAGCTACGTAGTTCCGATGTTATTTTCAGTGTCTTTTTTCTTGCATCTGGATCAAGTGCGACAACTATCCTAGAGTATGGTTTCAGAAAATCAATATGCTCGTCAAGTAAATTAGTACCGAGCAAAGCAAAACCTGTGATATTTTCCATCTCACCAACGACACTAGCAGAGATACAATCCTCGACAACAACAGCGAGGTTGCCGTCGCCATGTGTGTAGGGAACAGATGTATCCGCATACCTTTTCCATTTAGGGGTTTGGTTTCTTGCAACACATCTACCAGCCGCATCAACAACTTTTCTATCCTTCTTTATTAGAAACACAGCACGATCTTCCTTAACATCGTACCTTGTGTCTACTCTGTGTGGGCTTAAGCCATAGTTGCTCAACCACGAGTTAAGCTTGGGGTGGGCACGAGTCCAATAGTCCGGCTCATGAAGAACAGCATAGCCTCTATTGTCTTTAGACGAGCGCAATGCAGTAATGTCTTCAAGAGTAATGGACCTAGCTGACTTGCCTGAAATCTCACATGAATTTTTATAGCAGTTAAAAATTATACCACCGACACTGCGAGTTGCAGTAAAGGTGTTCTTACCCTGACATACCGGACAATCTCCTCTGTAGGTTTCATCAATACCAAGATCAAGCTGATCAATGAAAGGTTTCAAGTTCATGCTTTACCTATAACTAAAGTGAAACATAAGACCACTTAGGTAGATAACAAGCATTGCTGTGTTTAACACAATCAATGCACGATCAAACCACAACAGACCAACTAGTAACCACAGTGCAATACCAATCATCATAATGAAATAATTGTACGGCACAATCTCAAACGAGTTGCAGACTGCTCCAAAGATAACGGCAATAGTTGCAACCCATTTGATATACCAGCTTATGTCGTGGGTTGGTGTTTTCTTTTCCATACTTCCTCCTTATCATCCAACTGGAAGTTTCGTTTAGCTGCGGCATTACGTGCTTGCTCTACACTGATACGTGTGTATGGCGTTAGACTGTTTCTACTTTTGTGTCCACTAAAGGACATAAGTTCGTTGTCTGTAGCACCATGATTAGCCAGATCAGTAAGAACTGTACGTCGAATATCCCTGAATTGTAGTTCATCAGGGACGCCAGCAGCCCTAGCTAACTCTCTAAATACCTGTCGTAAGTTTGCCTCCTCATATGGTTTCATTGTATGTGGATTAGGTACAACCCACTCTTGTGATCCATAGTATTCTCTCTGATCCAGAAGCATACGCTTAAGGTTATCAGAGAACGGAATACCGGGGATATGCTCCCTAGTCTTTTCAATGGACTTTCTAACATACAACTGTTGTTCAAAATCAAAATTGATCCATTGTACTAGTCGCATATCCCCGGCCCGCTGGCCCAACTCCGCATTAATGCGAACGAGTAGGCCAATGTTACGCCACTTACTTTCGCTGAAAGCAACTTCAAGTATACGCTCAAAGTCTTCACGTGTCCAGACAGTTCTACGTGGTGCAACCTGCATGCGTTCAACTAATGACCAAGGATTACCTGTTAAAAAATCGTGTTTAATCAACACGTTCCATGCTCTTACTGCAACCTGCACGATATAGTTTGCATTACGTACTCCTTCTCCCTGTGCATCCTCAATCATTTTGTAATACAGTACCTGACAGGTAGAAACTTTCAGTTCATTAAGTTGAAACTCCCCTACTCTTTTACCGTCATGCGTTATATCTGACAGTCGTCTGAGCAGATATTCATATTGACGCCGAGTGGCATCGCGCCTAATTGAAATTGTAAACTGTGGTGACTGAACATAGAAGTCAATCAGATCATCTATCGTATTAGGAGTCGTGCTGTTCATAACTTTCAATCAGCCTGTCTAAATACCATCGAGCCTTCTTCAAGTCTTCAAGAGGCTTACCCTTATATAGGTAGCGCCAGACGTACTTCAATACATTGCCTTTAAGGTATCCTCGAAACTCTACCTCAGTCATTGAGGCATCAATAGCTTCAATGCATTCTACCTTGCCGTTGTTGTAATGCGCTGGTTTATTCACTGTGTCTATCATATCTAAATCCTAACACACTATGGCAGCCTATACAATAAGTCTATTGTTTCTTTGAGCAAAAGATTTTCTTTTCTCAGTTTCTCAATCTCGTCTGCGGCTTCATTCAGAATGCTTGTCCAAAGATCAGGTATAATACTTGGCCGCATTGTTCTAAGAACCTTAACAATATCTTTCTCTGTAGTCATAATCTTTCATATGTATTTGTGTTTACAGAATAGTACACATTACTTAAACCACATTCTTTTATGTAGTACTGACAAACATCACAGGGTTTTGCGTAACGTATGTCGCTACGCCTACCCAATCGAAGAACATATAAGTCCATGTCTGCGATGTTGTCAAGCCCCGCTCGAAACATGGCATGTGTCTCAGCATGAAGACACGGGTAATCTGTAATCTTTGCAAGCCGAGTATGTGTTTTGTAACTATTATATCCAGCCGATACGATGTGTGGTCCATTCACCACAACAGCGCCCAGCCTAAACTTTCCTCGGCCTACCCCGCTTGCGGACAGGGCTGCCGTCCTCGCATGATCGAAGCCCTTGATTGTCAGTATGTCCATCGACCCAATACCAACTATCGTTAAACCGTGTCACCCA